CAGAGCCTGGTCCGCTGTATAATCACCTTTCTTTAACTTGTTGGCTATATTAAAAAGATTTTGTCTTTGTCTGCCTGTTAAGTTTTTAAGGTGTTCGTTAACTTGTATTTCTTCTTGTATTACAGTTGCAGTTGGTAAACCAATTTCTGCAGCTTCAATCTTTAACCCGTATTTTTCAATAATATAATTAGTTACGATATTAGGATCACGTGCATTTAAAGCATTGATAACATTTTGATTTTCTAATGGAAGTTCCTTGCCTATTGGCTGAACTTGTTCTACTTCAAATGTAATATCTAAACCAGTTTTTAGTTTAAACATTTTATCAATAAACTTATTAAAAGCTACTTGTTCAATCTTAGCATATTCGTTAATAAATAATTCATGTGCTAAATCTAATTCGTTACGATCGCCTAAAGTACCTTCAGTTTTGATTTTAAACAATATTCCTGGCACGTTATGTCCTGTGATTATCTTTTGTTGGTTTCTTTTATTTAAAGCTTCGTATTGGTCCGCTAATCCTGTTGGAGTTACATTTACAACTTCTGCTCCTTTGCCGTCGGGATTAGTGAATGATAAAACTACTTTACCAGCATTTTGTGTGCCTTGATGTTTCTCTTGAAAACGTTCTTTGATATCTTCTTTAACTTCAGGTGTTAATTTACCACTAAAGAAAGTTATAATATGACCAGCACTAAATCCATTCTTTACCAAACTATGAAAAAAGTTACTAATCTCAATATCGGTATTAATGTCCAATAGAACGCTTGAATAATCGGGTGAAGGGTAAAGTCCATCTAATTCATTTAAAGACGGTGTAAAGTCCTTAGAATAGTAAATTGAGGCACCTATAAACCCATCCTTGTAAAATGGAAAGTAAGTTTTCTTTAAATGGTAACTTTTAGCAGTCCAATCTTCACTATACCAAACTCCGCAATTATCAGCACTTAGTCTAAGCTTACCCATATCTAAATGGTAAAACTCAATCGGTTGCCCTATTAAATTTGTAGTTACTTGACATGCGAAACCTCCGTATATAGCCTTATCGGAATCACATTTTTTTCTTAATTCATACCAGCTATCAAATCTATTTGCCTTGGCTAAAAATTGTTGAACTTGTGGTAAATCTTGACTTGGTACTATTTTCAGTCCGCTAAGATAACGTGCTTTACCTTTTAAAATAGCAGCATGCTCAGGATGATTGTTATAAGAATTTAATAATTCTTTAGGGAAGTTATTGTCTTTGCCCCACTTAACAAATTCTCCAGCTGTATCTATTTTATAAGTAGGAAGTTGGTTAACATCCATCTTAATAGTAATTATGTCATTATATACTTCTAATTTTTTAGCCATTGTAAACCTTGTTAGTTATTGCTCCACCTTGATATTCTTTAAATGTAATTTTTGTTAAATCAAAACAAGTTGCATAACCCACCTCCACTACATTTAATCCAGTTGGATTAGTATTACTATTGCCTACTTGTTCGTAAATCGTATATTCGTAATCGCCTACTGTTAATGAAATCTGAGCAGTTGTTGGTGTTGCTGTTTCAACTATTATAAATTCATTATATCGTTCCTTTTGTGTGCTTATATCCGCTGGTAAAAAATATTGTGATGTATTTGTTTGAACGTTTTTAAACTGAAATAAAAAATAAGGATTTGCTAATAAACATTTCTCCTGTAATGTTAAGATAACCGTATTACTATTATTCTTATTAATTGTTATCATACTTATATAACGTACAAATATATCAATTTGTTATTTAAAAAAAAAGCCCAAGCTTACGGGCCTGAGCTTAACTTTAAAAAGTTATTGATTAAGCTATTAAGTTAGCTATCAAAGTACTTGTTACTTTGTAAATTGGAGCTATCTCCTTACCTTTAAAAGAAAGTTTTTGCCCGTTAAAATCAGTAAGTGCAGTTCCACTTTCTAAACTCCAAGTCATTAAATCCATTCCTTGATCCTTACCAAATAACCAATAATCACCGTTAATATCTTCAACCATCATAGTTAAAACATTTTGAGCAACTAAGTGAATTTCTTGAATAACTGCAGTAGTTAATTTTTTAATAGTGAAATCAATTTGTGGTTCGTATGAAATAGTTCCCGAACCTGGAGTATAGACGCCTGGACTAGTCATGTTCGACATCTCCTTATCGAGAGAATATACCCGATATTTCGTGCCTGTAGCTAAAGTATAAGCTGTAACTAATCCAGCAGTTGCTGTAAAAGTAGAACCAGTTCCTGAGTTGTTTGCAAATTCAGTTATATAAACTTTTTTTATTCCTCCAGCTCCACCTTTACATCCGAGAAAGGTATAACCTGATGTTAATACGCATGCCATATTTTTATAATTTTAATTTGTTTATAATAAGGAGGGTTACCCCTCCATTAAATTTATCCAACGTAAAGAACATTCATTGCTTGATTCACAACGTGAGCGAAGATTGTCATGATGTTTTTTACAAACATATCTTCTCTGTTGAAAGCAATTTTGTTAACTTCAAACTTATTAATATCAGATACTAAATCAGTACACCAGTAAATATAATCTGGTCTTGCAGCTACAACAACGTTCTCAGCTAAAGGCACGAATTGAATTTGAATTCCATTGTAGAAATAAGCTTCAGTTGGTTGACCTAAATTAGTTACTGCGAATAAATCACGGTAAGTAGCAGATACGTTATAAATATTTATAAATTGTTTGTGTGAATAAGGAGCATAAATAAATGGCTTAACTGCACCATTAATAACTCTTGCTGGGATAGCTGCATACACTTTTGCGTATTCAGTTTGGATATTAGTACTAGATATAGTCGTTCCTAAAACCTTAATACGAGTTCCTAAAGCACCACCATTATAAATCATTCTAGTTGCAACACCATCAAGTAATGAAGCTGAACCTGAAGCAACTAATGCTTGTTCAACTGAACTAACTTGATTCTGAGCAGTTCCTGGAGTTAAAGCTGCAACTGCAGTACGTGTAGCACTTGTTGCACCATTCCAAAACTTACTTTGTAAATCTTCAGCAATTAAATTACCATAAGACTTTAATACTACTGAACCAAATTCACTTGATTCAATCTCCCAAGCTCCTGGCTTCATTGTTCTGTTGAAACGTGAAGAACGTAAAGCGTTCGGGTCGAATTCTTGGTAGTACATTATTTTAGTTGGAGTGATCAAAGTATCAACTAATCCAAAAGTTCCTGATGAAGTTGGAGCACCACTTGCAAAAGCTTGAGCTGTTACGGTGTTATCATTCTCAGTAAAGATTGTGTCTGATTTTATATCAGTTGCTAAAGTTACTAAATTCTTATTTACAGTATCATTTGCAAATAAAATCTCTTCGATAATCGGCTCAACCGCTTTACCTCTGATGTCTACTATTGTTGCTGAAATTGCCATTTTATATTTTGTTTTAAATTATTAATTAATTATTTTGTTAGTCTAAATTTTTCTAAAGGACTTAATTCTTCCCAATTTTTAGAAACCTTAGTTTCATTTTGTATTGGTGTGTTTAAAATCTCGTTTACTACTTTGTTAAGTAAAACAACTTGTTTTTTCAAACTAGATATTTGACTCTCTAAAGAAACTTGCATTGCACTCATTTTGTACATATCCTTTTTCATTTCTTCAGGAACTAATTCTTTTTCTTTTTCTTTTTCTTTTTCTTCAGGAGTTTTTGCAGTTTCTACTTCTGCTTCCTTACTTGCTATCTCAGCTACTACTCCGCTTAAAATTTTAACTACATTACCATCTTCCATTGTGTATTCACCATCCATTACTGGACTAGCTGTTCCACTTGTAATGTCCATGATTGCAGTTCCGATAACTAATTCCCCATCATAAGCAAATACTAATCCATCAACTGTTTTAGCTTCTTTTAATTTAACTTCAGGTGTTTGCTCGGTACTTGGTTTTTTTTCTTCAGTTGGCATTGTAGCGGGTGCAGCAACTGGATTAAGACCTTCTAAGGCCACACGTTCATCAACACTTAATTTAGTAATGATAAAGTCTTTAATTTTTGAGATAACATTTGTTTCCATGCTTATATAACGTTTAAAGTTTTTAAATTGTTTATTATTTTTATTACTTGTTCATCTGACATAGTTACTTTATTGACTTCAGCTGTTTTAAAAAGGCCATCAATCGAAACACCGTTAACTTCACCCGACTTGATTTTTGTCCATACATCATCCGATTCAACCTTGCCCGTAAGAAACCAAGTTCCTTCTGGCAGTCCTTCGAAGCCTTTTGCTGTTGCAAATCTTTCATTGTTTAATAATACTGATTCAAAGAATGTAACCCCATCTATTAATTTACTTGAATGCTCAATATCTACAGCACTTGATAAATTATCTTTAACCCATTTTTGTTCTACTAATTCAATCGTTTCTTTATCGAACATCAAGTTAAATTCCTCACCAGCTATATTCCGATAAATTAATTGATTTGGTATAAGTACAGGTGTGAATATAATTCTCTTATCTTCGTTTTGAATTGCTAATTTGATTTCAGATTGTTTGTTGAACTTAATCCAATTTATTTGTATTGCTGGATCGCTAACTAAACTAACTGTCTTTAATCCCATCTCTGAATCTTCGACATCTATTATTGCTTTCTTAATTGGTAATTCCATATTGTAATAACGTTTAAATTTATCCGTATGTTGATTCCGATACTAATTTGTTTACTCTATTTGTTGTACTTCGGTTTTCAGTTTCAACAACGTATGCTTTAACAGGAGCAAAGTTATTATTTTGATTACCAGTAAATGTAGTTGATTGCCCTTGACCTGGTCCATATATTGAAGGAGCTTGAGCTGTACTTGGTGCTGAGGTTTCTGCTGCTGGTATTCCACCCGCTGAACTTCCGCCCTCATCAAATTGTGTAGCATTTATCTGAGCAACGTTTGCGGCTGTACTTGCAACTAAAGCGACTGCCCTTATTGCTGACATTATTCCTAACGTTGGGTCGGGAATTGCAAAGATAGCTCCTAATCCTAAGATACCATTCATTATAGCACTAGCTCTATTAAACTTCTTTTGTGTTTCAAATTGTTGCCTTGCTAAATCTTTTTCATCTTTTGCCTTTTGATCTAATATTGCTTTTTCTTCTTTAGAACCTTGTTTAACATTTTTTAATTTATCCGCATAAAGTTTATTTATCTTTTGAGTTTCCTTCATGTAATAAGTATCCGATAAAGTTTTTGAAACTGCTAAAGTTGTTTGAGCTGCAAGATTTACCGAATCAACTATATCTTGTTGTAATTTTTTTTCTTTAGCTTTTTTTCGTTCCCTTGCAGCATCTTCTGCAGCTTCTTTATCTTGCAAATATTTATTTTCAATATTAGTAACATCTAATCCTAATAATTCAGCATTGGCAATATTAATATGATAAATTTCTGCAAGATGTGCTCTTTGTAATTCTACTTTTTTAGCATTATTTTCTTCTTCTGCCTTTGATCCTTCTTGTAAATTTTTACCTTGATTTGTTAATCTTTGTGATTCTAATTGATATTCACTTTCTAACCTAGATAAGTAATTTGCTATTTTTCCTTTTTGAGTGGTTTGAAATAAAAGTTCATCTGCCTTATCTTGTGCATCTTTTTTTTCTTTAGCCGCTTTTTCTACTGCTTCTTGTTTAACTTTATAATCTTTTTGTATTTGTAATATATTATCTTGTAAAGTTATTTCAGCTTGAGCTAATGCTTTATTTTTTATTGCTTGACTTGCTGTAGTTGAATTTATACTTGCTATTAAATCATTATTTTGAAATTGTGCTTTAGCAATAGCCTGTGTTTGTTCACTTTTTAAAGTTTTTATATATGATTCTTCTTTTGCTTTTTCTATATCCGCTAATAACTTTTTTTCATCTTCTAATCTTTTTTCTCTTAACTTATTTGCTGCATCAATAGCTGGTTGATTAATTTTCTTTATATCATCTTCACCCTTAGCAATTACACTAGCTTTATCAACGTTTGCAGCTCTTAAAGCTTCTAATTCAGTTTTTTGATTTTTTAATGTATTATCTAATGCTCTGTTTTTAGTTGTTATTTCAGATTCATAACTTGAACTTGTACCAGCAGCTCTTAATTGTGATTGTCTTAATAAAGCTTCATTTTGTATAATTTCTTTTTTAGTTACTTCAATTAATGCTTCTTGTTTTTTTATTTGTTCATCAATACTTTTTACTTGTACTCCTGTAATTTTTTGTCTTAATTTAACTTGATCTTCAATACTTGCATTTGTTAATTTTAATGTTTCAAGTTCTTTTTCTAAAGAACCAATATAATCATCCAATGATTTTTTTGAAGCATCTTGTTGTTTTTGTAATGCTTCTAATGCCTCTTTATTATTTTTAACTTCATCAGTAGTATCAAATAATAATGCTTTAACTTTATCAAAATTCTCATATAAATATTCTAAACCTTTTATAATTAAAAATATTGGTATAGCACTCATTGCAGATGCAATACCTCCAAACCCTATTTTGATTTTATCAAAATCAAAATTAGCAATACCTTCACCTAATAATCTAAATGAAGATGATAGTTTTTCAATTCCGCTACCAGCTAAACTTTTAGTTGCATCGTTTAAATCACCAACCCTATCTTGTAACCCAGCTAATTTTTGACCAGCTTTTGTTGCTTCAATAGAGTTTTCTCCAAACTTCTCAGTCATTGCTATCTGCTCATCCTTGGCTGCCTTAATTGCTGTTTTTAAATCTTTAAAAGAACTGATTGATTTTTCAGCTCCCTTAACCTCGACTTCTATTCCTATTTTTTCAGTTGCCATAATTATATTATAAAGACGTTAGTTGCGTTTGATTTAATTGTTATTATTGAATATTGCCCTGTAATAATTGTTTGTGGTAAAGCCACCCCGTTTAATGTTTCTGCTCCAGCTCCGTATAACTTTACTAGGTTAGCAGTTGCATCAGTTCTAAAGAATGTAAATTCGTAATCAATAAATAAAGTAGCATCAATAGTTATATTTATATTTCCAGCTGTTGCGGTTACATAAAAGAATGTGCAACTTCCATCAATGGTATAATCGGCTGTTATTGTTATTGACTTTTTTACTACTTGACTTGTATTTATTTTAGCTAAATAACTTCCACTTGAATTATCTATTGTAATGGCATCCGATAAGTTAATCCCACCACTTGTTATTGTGCTATTGGCTGTTAAATTAACGCCTGTAAAATTACTTACTGATGATTCTATAACTACATTGTTTGAGTTCGTTAGCGTAACGCTATTTGCCCCTGAAGCTACAAAGTTATTATCACCACCTACTATATTACTATTATAACCAAAGTTTATATTACTGCCACTTGCAGAACTTAAATTTTGTAATTGACTTATATTACCTATTCTATTACTTAAAGGTTTTTCAATATCGTTATCAGGTATAAAAACAGCATAGTCAGTTAATTTTAATAGTTCGACCATTGTCGATTGTGGCTTCATAAAGTTGTAATCCTTTATCGCATTTACTATATAATACCCATCATCCCAAACTACATTTCTAAAATCAAAGTTCTTAATATCGTAAGCACTTAAATTATAATATCGCCTTTCAATCTTTGAGTTCTTATCAGTTAATTGATTTATCATTTTAGAATAAAACCTATTAAACAAATTGTTATCGGTATAAGTCGCTTGTTGATATGTATAATAAATTTCTCTTGGTGTGTCCCAATTTAATGTTAAAGTAGGATTATAAGGATTATCGCAATCTCCAGCAAATGGATATGTAGTATAAGTTGTTGATGTATTACCACCTGAATACCATAAACTCCAATTACCAAAACTTAAAGAAAGTAAACCGCCATAATAAAGAGATCGTATGTTTGCTCCTATTGAACCTATTACCCCGTTATCATTTTTTAAAATATAAGGAATTACCAAACCATTTACATTATTACCAACTAATGGAGTAGCCGAATAAATTACACTTACATCTTTTGTTTGAGTAATAAAATCATTATCTATATATTCATAATGTTTACCGAAAGTTTCTTTATAATCATTTTGATATTTATCATTATAATAATCAGCATCTTCTTTATACGATAATTCGTATTTTAAAAAATCTAATTCTCCTATTGGCAATACTTCACGCTTCATAGAATAATCTCTTTTATCGGACCAGTCTATTGAGCCACTATAAAAATTCTCCCTATCTTCAATAAAATAATTATATTCATTTGTTTTGTCTTGCACCATATAAAGATTATGCAATTTAAACTCTGACATTAACCAGTCTATTTGTTTTATATTATTAGGTAAAACATTATTTAAGTCTACTAAATCACCCTCGACTATTTGTTGATTTTCGTAATTAGCATAAAACTCTGAGCCACTTTTTATATTTGCTGTTATTGTTGAAGTTCCTGTATTTACTAAAGTGGTTGTATCTGAGCGATATAATTGATAATTTATACCACTTAAATAAAACTGAACATATAATGGACCTCCAGGCCCAACCGTTGTTGATGGAGCTACAACTGTTATTTGTAAATTAGCTGTAGTACCTACCAAATAATCAGTTACCGAGCTACTTATTAAACTATAAGTTCCGTATGTTGGTGGAGCACCTTCAATTACTATATTAAAATTTAATGAAATTAGTTTTGCATAAACTGCTGTAGCACTTGAAGCTGTTATAACTAAATCAAAAACAATAGTTGAGCCAGCTGTATAGTTAATAAAACTTGATTGTGTAAAGAAACCAGTTGCCGAACTATAATGGCTACCAGCATCGTTATATGGAGATGTACTAGTATTATTAAATAATACTGTTTGAGGATTTGATGAGTTAGAATACCAATTACCAAAAAGATTAGTTGTACTTATTACAGGAGTTGATAAAGTTGTTGTTAAACCAGCATAGAATTGATTTTGTGCTAATTGAGCTTGAGACTTATCATACTTATCATTTGTAGAAGGAATGATTTGCCTTTTGTAAAAAGCTGAATTAAAAAAAGTTGATGTATAGGTATAACCAGCATCGGAGAATATCTTATCTAATATAGTTTTTTTATATAATGCGGGCCTAAAGAACTTTATATTGTAATCGGCTTCAGCTACTTGGTTATAAGGATTAGGAGCTACTACTGATGTCTTACCATAATTAATTAAAGGATAAACATATCCATTACCTAATGCAAATGCAACAGGAGAACCAGCTACTTGTATTGATGTGGCCCAGCTATTAGTTACGTTGTTAAAAGTTAGATTGTGATTATAAGTGCTAAAGTTTAAACAATTAGTAAACGAGGTGTCATCGGGATTCGATAATAACTTATCTCCTATTTTTGTAAATACATTTCCGATAGTTCCTTTGCAGCTAGTTTCATAAACCACCTCACCAGTTGAATCATCAACGTTAATTTTGATTAGTTGTAAATCCCCTTTAAACTGAAGTACGCTATTAACATAATAATATATGTCACATTTCTTGTTAGGATTGAAATAATTTAAACTTATGTTAGACTTCCAAATTAACTCAAAGAATTTATTAATATCCTTAGTTCCTGGGAATGTTATTGTCTTTGAAAAACTTGCATTCTTTTTATCAGGGTTTCTTATGTCCGATATTAAAAAGTTAAAGCTAATAGGTATCTCATCAATATAACTTACATCGTATTCAATCGGAGTTGCGTCTTGTGTATATAATAAAATCTTAATATCGTTCATTATCCTTTTTGTCTTTGGTTATTGTGAGTAAATAATAAATCAAAAGTTAAGTTTCTTAGCTTATCGTTATTCTTAGATACATAAGTTCCATTAGTTACCTTTACTGATGCATAACCCTGAGCAGTTCCTAAATCTAATTTAACATCGGGAGAAGAAAACAAATCTTTATACTTTAATAATTCTGCTTTTGTTACCCAGTCGCTATTTAACTTTAATCCATTTTGAACGTTTACAATAGTTGGTTGCTCTACAGCTACCGAATAATCTAAAGTCATTACATTAGACACATTGGTCCAAGGTGAGCGTTTAAAAGTTGTACTTGTTTTAGTTGAGTTTAATTCCGATACCTTACTACAATGTAAAGTTTCATAAGCCCCTGTAGTCGATAAGTAATGAAGTGTAAATACATCAAAACGAGGACTGCATTTTATTGTATATCTTTTAATTTTGAATGGAGCAGTTTCTGAATTTATCTCAGCCATTATATCGTAATATTCAACCCCTGTTAAGTAAGCTGCATTAATCCCATCAATTCCTTTTTTACCGACATCAATACAAACCATGTTAGTTCGATAAGTTCCTGTGCTTACACTATTTGTTATCGTATAAGTATTTAACACTGATCCCGCAGCATTATAAGTTCTTAAATATATTTTAGGTAAATCAGTTTGCCCCTCAAGCATCATCCAATATAAAAAGTTACTTCTATTATTAAACGTGTAGTCATCTGCTAAATCCGATAACAATACAGGGTAATTAAGATTAGGAGTTGTACTTAAATCCCAAGTATAATTTTTACTATTGTATTGTGAAAACGTAAGCATTTCTAAACTACCATTCCAAACATTATACTCAATATCAGTTCCTGAAGTAATTGTGCCAGGTAATGGCGAACCATATATTTCACCGATGTTAACTCGTATCTTACGAATACTTGTATTTTGTTGAAAGCCATAAACGTTAACTGGAATGTAATTAGTCATTAATAACTCACTAAACTTCGAAGCATCGAATTGAAGCTTACCACTTGGATTAGGTAAAAACTTTTCGGTTACACTATAACCACTTAATATGTCCGTTACTACTATGTAATATTTAAAGTTAGCTGCTAATGTTTGATCACTCGAAGCCACAAACCATTGATTATTATAACAAGGTACATAACCATAATATAATGCGTCTGTAGGTTTACTAAGTATTGTTATCGCCATATCTATTTGTCTTTATTATTATTTTTATTCCTTTTCATATCTATTAGTCTTAATTATTATCTCTATATCTTTTTTCATTGCAGCCGCAATGTCTTTAGTTAATTGTTGTTGCCTTCCATCTTCCATTACAGCATCAAAAAAGTAAATACCTTCATATCCTTTATTTTGTATTTTTCTTCGTACTAAAAAGTCCATAGCTTCTAATGCATCGGCAAAAGATAATTTTTGTAATACTTTTTTTTCTCTTTTAGTTTTATTATTTTTTTGCCTTGCTAATCGGTCTTCTAAATTACTCTTTATAAAACTAGATATTATATTACGTTTCTTAATCCATTTATCAATCTTTGCTTCTTTAAGAACCCCAGCTGGTTTACGACCAGTATCAACAGCTTCCCAATAATCATTTAATAAAACGTTTAACTTAATCCCATCAGATGAATCTACTATCCTATATTTAATTGAAGCACCCAAAGCACTTTCACCAGGATTAGTAGAACCGCTATTATATTTACTTTGATACCTTGATGCTTTAGCCTGTAGTTTGTCCGATAAGCTTTTACGCAAATCAACTACTACCTTAGTTCCAAATGCTTCTAATATTTTTTCAACTTCATTCATTTATTGATTGTGCAAATTGTTCACTTTCCGCTTTATGTTTCATATATTGTATTCGATTTAAAAACCTAGCAATCGACCACTCCATTAATTCATCCTCTTTAAATGGATCGCCACCTGTTATCGAATCTATTATAAAGTACCAACCATATTCTCGCCTGAAGCTTTTAACTCCCTGTTCACTTCCTCCATGTGTATCGCTATCTCCTTCTGAACTTCCTCCAAAGAGTTCAACAAATCCGCTTTCAATTTTTCGGACCTGTTCGAGTAAAAAAAAAGTGTGCCGTACACATCACCCACCTTTCCATAATTATAAATAACATCACTTATTTCTTCAACGTTATCTGAGTTAAATTTATACTTAGTAAATACAGGGCATTTAACATATATCAATGCTAATATTTTATGAAGGTTATTAATGACATCGGTTTCATATTGCTTCAGAGCAGTGTATTGATTTGTCTTAAAATCTTTCTCATCTTTACAAGCTTTGTATCTTGTGCCATCGTGCCAAAACGTATTCTTTAGCCTTGTGTTGGGCTTTGAATTAATAAGTAGTAATACTTTACTCTTTACTTTTTCAAGTTCGTTAAAAGACATATTTTCGTATTCCGATACCGAAATGTCAGTAAAGCTAGAAGCTATCTGAATTATCTTGTCAATGTTTTCTAAACTAGAAGTTCTTATATTTTCGTATTCGATAAACTCCTTTATTGTTAAATTGTTTACATTTGTTGGAATCATATATATATAACGTTTAAAATTTTACTTTTGTTTTCCGAACCATTGGTTAGGATTTATATTCATTATTCAAATCAGTTGGTTCCAATTTGTAGCCAACTAATCAAAGTCCATCCAGTCCGATAACGAACTTAACTTATTCATTGCCAAATATCTGAGTGCGTCTATGCAATTATGAACTAATATACCATTAGCAAAATACTCGTGTTCATCTTCAATCATTAAATCATAAACATTAGCTTGATAGCTTTCTCCTAGCTCTAAGTGCTTTAGCTTTGCAGTTTTGATGACAGTACTTTGTTCTTCCTGTATGTCTTGTTTGATATTCTTTTTTACATACTTCGCATACATGTTTATTAAATATTCTTTTAGCATAAATTTCTTTACCATGTTCTGAATGCCACTTTTTACCATCATCTGACTTATGCCATTCTTTAGCGGATTCAACACCTTTTTCATAAAAAGATTTAAACCATTCAGGATTATTTTTAACCCTTTGCTTACCATGTTCCGATAAATGTTTATTGACTTCAATACATTCCAAGTTATTAATATTATTATTCCAAGTATTAGAATCCTTGTGATGTATTTGATAACCTTTAGGCACTTTGCCATTAAATGATTCATAAACAACTTTATGTAGTCTATTGCAACCTTTAGAAAAGTATCTTTCTTTTGGGTATAAATAATATTCTTTTCCGTTGAATCTTTGTGTAGGTAAACCATTTGACCCGATTTCAATTTTGATATTTGTTTCCATCCTTTAGTAGTTTTTATTTTATGTTCTTTTGTAGAAACTAAAGTTACATTAAAAATATCGTTTTGTATCGAATAGTTAATAACTTGTTGCAACCCGTTATTAAATACTTTTAAAACTTTCTTATATCCATTTGATGTTAATACTAAATCATTTACTTTTATTTCATCAATCCTAACTAAACCCTTATTAGTTGTAATTAAAGTTTCTCCTATAAAACAATGGTTATTGTCATCAACAGGCACTTGCATTTTATTTCCATCCCTATCAACATCCCAACAATAGTTTCTAAGTTCCTTAATTAAGTTGGTGCTATTCTCAGTTACCTTAAAGTGTATTTCTTGCAATAAAGATATTGAAGCTCGAATACTATCAGGTCCTTTCTTAGCTGGACTTACTGAAAAACCTCTACGCCTTAAATCTTCAATCGACTTAGGTTCTGCACTATCCGCAATGATATCTGAATATTCCGATACCCCGAGTTTAATTAGTTTGTCTATAATATCGCTGTTAGTTAGTTTAGTTTGGTATATCAATTCATCGAAGTAATATTCTTGCCCCGATTTATAACAAGCTACTAATGCTGTAGGGTCATTTGAATATCCCCAGTCTAAAGAATAAGCAATCAATTCAGCATCCTTTGGTATTGAGGGAGCAATGGACCAATTCTCAAAGACCGTTCCTTGTAACGTGCCGATTTCGCCAAGACCATATACACGATACCAGTTTTGCCAATGTTTACTTGTCTTTGCTTTCTCTTTAGCTTTTAATATAAAGTTCAATGCACTTTCAGGACATGCTTCGTTATCTAAATAATTGATAGTTAAAAAGTCGACATCGTGGTCACCCTTTAATTCTTTGTGAAACCAAAATTCGTTAACAGGATTCCAGTCTAAATAAATACCTTTCTTTGTTCGAGCTGCTAATTCAGTATAACTATGCAAGGTCATATTATTGCACTCATTCATGTATAGATAATCACGTCTTGCACCCCTTAATTTCGAATCACTATCAGCACTAAAGAACTCAATAACCGATTGATTAGCAAACGTATATTTAAAGTCAGTACCATTCCACCTATCATCTTGCCAGCGTTTAGTTTCTACCATTATTTTTTTAAAGTCTTTGATTGCACCCCTCTTTAAATGCGGAATAGATTCAGCAACAACACTTGTTTCGGTTAAAGGATATTCAGCAGCATCATCTATTAATATTGGCAGAATCCCAAATGTTTTACCAGCACTCGTGCCTCCTTGAATACCTTTGACAAATTTAGTTAATTCAAGTATTTTATCAATCGCTGTGGTTCTGAGAAACATCTAATTTTGGGATTCGTCTATCAGGGAATAATGGTTGTTCAGTGAATACTGTTTGAATAATTTTTTCACTTAATCCTAATTGTTTGGCTATTAAACTTTCTTTATATATTCCGACTGCTGCTCTGCTAAAGTTATGCTTATAAATATAGTCCTTTATGCGTGTAACGATTGTACAATAATCATCATAACTATTATTAGAATTATCAATATAGTGTTTAATTGTAACGTTGTCTTTGCCTTTGATTTCAAAGTAGTTAGAGCCGAAATATTTGAAGCCTTCCATTGTTGGAGGTTCTTGTGTGTGAATTTTGACTGTGCCTAATTTAACGTGAGGTACTTCCATTTCTAATACTTCTAGTGAGTTTAGGTATTCTTGAAACATGGTCCAAAGTTCTTCAGGTGTGTCTATATATTTTTTAGGCATAGTTTAGTCCGATAAGAGTTTACCCTTGTCCTTTGTTTGGTTTAGTTTTACGATCTCTTTTACAAATTGATTTCTTGGCCTTACCGACCTTTCGTTTACCGAATGTTTTTTTAATAGTTATTTCTTTAGTCTTTGCCATTTAGTTTAGTATAATATAGAATGTTCCGATAAGACTACTTGTATAGCAGTCAAATGTTGGAACTAAAGTTGTGTATGTTATATAATTATATTTCATTTTTTTTCTTTTTAACTTCAATTTCTTTAGTTTGGCTTATGGCCCATCTAAGCATATCTAATAAACATTCCTTGCAGTTTGATGTTCCGATAGCTTGTTGCGGGAACTCCTCGTTGTAAACTTCAATTACAGGCTGTAATACATCCATTGAGTTTTGAAGATGCTCGTTGTTTGCTACCCACATTCTGAATAGTTCAACGTTTTCTTTAATGTGATTTAAGTTTTCTACTTTCATTTTAATTGGTTTTTAAGTTTAACTCTTGCATTCTCGTAAGCTTTCTTTAAGCTACTCCGATTTATTTTAGTTCTTTGTTCCATTCTGTAAAGCGGTTCTATTTGAGCCATTACAAATACTTCTATATCGTGATCTTGATTTAACAGTCCATCAAATATACAATTTTTTATTCGTTCGATATTAATTTCATCTATTGGTAATAACTCTATTGGTTCGTCAGCAAAATCTCGTATCTCGTAATTAGACATTTCGTGTAAGCTGGATGTGTTTCCATCAATATGCTGGAGTGTTCGTGTTCGGTTTCTGAATAAGTCTCTTAGCCTATATAGTCCGAGAATGTAAAGTTTACCATCTTTATTATATTTATCTATACATTCAGGTTTCTCAGCTAATAGTTTGAAATAAAGTTCGTGAAGCATATCTTCGGCCAGGTACCTACCATTGTAATACTTTTTACATATCCTTTTATAATAAGAATAATAGTCCGCGAAGTGTTTATCGATTGTTGTTTTGATTGACAAATGTAATATAAGTAATTTTATTTTGCAACTTATCATTTTATTTTGTAAATTTGCAATATGAAAGATTTATTATCAGTTAGCGAGTTCGCATCCTTACATAGTGTAAGCCACCAAGCCATTTACTATAAAATTAAAACTAATCAAATAAAATATATTATGATTGGAAAAACAAAATTTATAGACAAAACATCAAAATATAAGAAGAGAGCAAAAAATAATTGCTTTGATAATCAAATAGTTAGCAATAAAAGTAAAAATAAACATTAAATTATTTTGCAGATATTAAAAATAAGTTTACCTTTACAATATATTAATAACTTAAAAAGAAGAAATCATGACAACACAATTTACAAATTCAGGTTCTAATTACAAAACTACAAGATTAATTATTAAAGGTAACGTTTGGAGCATAACAGTTGTTTCAGGAACATGTAATTATGTTTCAATTTTAAAAGTAACAAATAACCCTCATAAAATATGCGGTAAACAATTTAAAAATTTTGATTCAGCTCAAGAAAATTATAAATGTGTTGAAATGAAAACAGCATTATTAAAATTAGAAACTAACTTAATATAATAACTAACCCCAAACAAAAAGAAATCATGAAAAATTTTAGAATTAAATCAAGTGACGAAATTAAAGCTTCGGTATGTTGTGCAACAACTGGTAGATTTTTAGCTCAGCTATATGATAGCGGATTCTCAACTATTAGAGGTGTTCAATATTCTTTGCTTACAAAAATACCGCATACTTCTGCAAAAGAATTAAGTATTAGAATTGTAAATCTTACAAAAGATGAATATAAAGAATATGTAATTAATGTTAACTAACCCCCAAACAAAAAGAAATCATGAAAAAATTTAAAATTGAATTCCTGGATAGCGATAAATGTATTGCTTTCACAAAATTTACTAAATGGGAAACTATTGAAGACTGCAGACTTTATGCATACGTTGTAATGATGAACAATGTTACTACAATACAAACCTTTAATATTAGTGCTGTATGAATATAGATATTAGAGCATCAAACGTTGTTTACATAACAATCGGAGAATACACCTATTATATAGATGATTCAACTGGAGAACAAATAATTGAAGTATACCCAACTCACGACTTTTAACCCCTAAAAAAACAAATCATGAAAATCGAAATCAAATCCACAAAAGAATTTATTGAGGTTGTAGACATCCAACTTCCTAAATTTAGAAAGTCTTTAGTTTTTTATTACAAAATCTTTAGCGAAGATAAATGTATCATGCTTGAAACTGGAACAACCCCCTCAATTAGTGTATGCCCTATATCAAGAGCTTATTATTCCGATACGATACAAGATTGCTCAGAAGCTGATTACATGGCTGTTTATCACGATACTTTAAAAACTATCCTAGATGAAAAACATGAGCTGTAATCAAATATGGTGCATGGCCCGTTATTGTCATGCTTTGAATTGGTGGCAAAGTAATGGTCGATTTAACAAAGAACTTTATGAACGTTTTTTAGCTATCCGATATGCCGACAAATGAACCTTTTATTAAAAAATCAATGATGTATATTGAACTAGACATAGACCAACTTAACCGACTACAAATGTTTAATGATCGTTTAAAATTACATATTGATAACCTACCAAGAAATTCAACTGGCAAACGTTCGAGATACTTTGAACAAGTAAAAGTAATGGAACTATTTATACAACAAAACATTAAAAAATTTATATGAAAAAAGAAATAGCAGAATCATACGAGAAAATATTTAAACTAGAAAGTTTAATTTTAGAACAGGCAGCTCAAGGACAAATAACATGCGGACTTGAAATGCAGATGCGAATAGAGACAAGTAATTATTTACGTTTAACCCATTCAATTTTAAAATATGATGTACGACTTAGACCCTGAAGATTACACTAGCGGAAGCTACAACCAATGCTGGTTAACCGAACACTGGTATCCTAATGAGTTATTAGTATTAGATATTAATTACCCTGAGCATCGTTACATATTTAAAGATGAAGCAATCCGATACGTGGAGCTTATATCTAAAGAAAATGAGTTTACAAATGAGGAAAAATTAAACTACTTACTTGACATTTTAGAACAAAAAATATAAACCAATAACCCCAAATAAATATGCAAAAAAAATTAAATTTTATGAAAAAATCAAACATCAAAGATAAACAACTAAACATTAAATTAAGTGTTGAAGATTTAAAATCTATTAAAAACAATATAGAATTTTATAAAAACCAAGGCATTAAATTAAATATCAGTAAAATTGTTAGAGATGTATTAGTAAACTTTCCGAAAGCAAATGATTATGGTCATGAGGCCGAAATAACTTTTATAAAAGACAAACCAAAAAACGTTAATCAAAATAAAGAGGTTTCATTGTTTTGGGGCCTAATTAAAATAAAACGCTAATAATAATATAAACCAATAAACCCAAATAAATCATGAGTAAAATTATCGCAGCATCAATTGATCTAACAAAGTTAGACAAAACAAGAATCAAACCAGGTAAGAACGGGGCCGAATACTATGACATTAGTATTATCCTAAACGACCAACCAAATCAGTATGGGCAAGATGCATCCATAACTACTGGACAAACCAAAGAAGAACGAGCTGCCAAAGTTAAAGCAACTTATATCGGAAACGGAAAAACCGTATACGATTCAAACAACACACCATTCTAAAACCCCAAAAAGAAATCATGAGCAACGAAAACAATTTAGTAAAAATTCAAAATGAATTAAAAGTACCAAAGACAAATGTAAACGCATTTGGCAAATACAAGTATAGAAGTGCAGAAGATATATTAGAAGCGGTTAAACCTATTCTTTTACGTTATAACGCTACTTTAACCCTTAGTGATGAAATAGTAGCAATAGGAACTAAAGTGTTCTTAAAAGCAACTGCAAAGATAAATGACACTATTTGTTATGGTTATGCAGAAACAAGCGAACATAAAGGAATGAGTGCAGAACAAGCTACTGGAACTGCTTCAAGTTATGCTCGTAAATATGCACTTAATGGTTTATTCTTAATCGATGAAACCGAAAGTGATGCGGATAGTCAAAAACAACCAGAGCAAAAGAATGATAGTAAACCAATGCTAACACCAGAAACTTTAAAGAAAATGATTACTGCTATTCAAGAAGGTAAGTCCGATAAAGTAAAGGAAGCAATGGAGAACTATACAATTAGCGGTCCGCAATCTAATGTACTTAAACTTGCATTGATAAATGTTTAACGATTTAAAATTCAGAGCATCGGCTATTGGTCAGATAATGACTAATGGCCGAGCCAAAAACGAAATGGGTGAGACCTGTAAATCGTATTTAAAGAATCTATTCATTGAAAAAACTTATGGCATAAGAAAGGAATTTACTAATAAATATGTTGAGAAAGGGCTTGAAGTTGAGGATATCGCTATTAGTACCTATTCAGTTTTTAAAGGTGGATTTTACACAAAGAATGAACAATGGTATACAAATGAGTTTTTAAGTGGAACGCCTGACATCGTAGCGGATAATGTAATTGATATTAAAAGTAGCTGGGACATTTATACGTTTCCACACTTTGAAACCGAGATCCCGACTAAAGGATATTTTTATCAGTTGCAAGCTTACATGGAATTAACAGGATTGAATGATGCTTGTTTAGCTTATGTTTTAATTGACACACCAACTCAGTTAGTAGAAGATGAGAAACGAAGATTAAGCTGGAAGATGGGAATGATTGATAGTGAGAATCCTGAATACTTATTAGCTGTAGAAGAAATTGAACGCAATCACAGTTACAATAATATTCCGATAAATAAACGTATAAAGGAATTCCACATTAAAAAGGATAACCAAGTAATTGAATCAATGTACTCCAGGATTAAAGAATGTAGAACTTACTTAAATAATTTATAAAAAAATGATAACCCAAACAATAGAACCAATGGTGAAGCACAGTAACCAAGTTCACACGACAACAGACTATTTTATGTTTAAAACTTTAAATGGTAATAGAGATATTAACCAACTTCATCTTACAAGATTGAAAGAAAGTTTTAATAAAAATTATTTAACAACCATAATAATGGTTAATGAAAATTTTGAAATAATTGATGGTCAACATAGATTTTTGATATGTCAAGAATTTAAATTGCCAATAAATTATATTATTTGTAAAAATTATGGATTAAATGAAATTCAGATTTTAAATGCAAATATGAAAAATTGGCAAACTACTGATTATGTAAATGGATACTGCGATTTAGGATATAAAGATTATATTATTTATAGAGATTTTGTTGAAGAGTATGGTTTTCAACATCAAGTATCAGTTTTATTATTAAGTGGAGAATTTGTAAGTGGTTCTAATTTAACAAATCCACAAACAAGATTTAAAGAAGGTCTTTTTAAAGTTAATAACTTAAATAATGCAAAAAAAATAGCTGATAAAATTATGATGATTGAACCTTACTATAAAGGGTTTTTAAGAAGAAGTTTTATTTATGCTTTAATAGGAATGTTTAAAAATGAAAATTTTGAGTTTACCGAATTTATTGCAAAATTAAAACAACAACCTACAACTCTTCAAGATTGTAATGATACTTCACAATATAAAACTTTGATTGAAGAAATTTATAATTATCGGAGACGTGAGAAAGTAAACTTAAGATTTTAATTAAATAACAATATGAAAATTAAACTTAAACAATGTAAGCAATGTGGCGAGATGTATAAGCCTTTCAATACCTTACAAGTTGTTTGTTCGGCTATCTGCTCAATGGAATTTAACTCAGAAAAGGAAGTGAATAAGAGAGTTAAGCAAATGAAAGTAGATAGCCAAAGTTTAATCCAGTTGCGAAATTTAGCAAGAGTAAGTTTTCAAATATATATTAGACAACGTGATAAAGACCTACCATGTATTAGTTGTAATAAGTCCGATGCTAAATGGGATGCTGGTCACTATTTAAAAGCTGAAATATATACCAAACTAATATTTAACGAAGATAACGTTCACAAACAATGTTCTTATTGTAACCTACAATTAGCTGGTAATCTTATCGAATATCGTAAAGGTTTAGTAAAGAAAATAGGAATAAATAAAGTTCAGGAACTTGAGGATATGGCAGACTTGTCACGATCTTATAAATTTACAAAGGATGAATTAATTACCTTAGCAAAAAATTATAAACTAAAAATAAAAAAATAATGAGAAATGAATTTATAAGTAATTTAATTAAATCTTATTTGACTAAGTTCCCGAAGCTACCATCTTTGACATTGGCTAAAAAAATCTATGCAGAAAACAATAAAACTTTTAAAGATGTTGATGCTGTTAGAAGTTGTTTAAGATATTACCGAGGTAAAAAAGGCGAAAAACAAAAATCACAATTAGGAAGTAGGGAGTTCTTAGATCAAAACATTGAATTTGTAATGCCCGAATCCTATGCAGAAACTTTTGAGCCATACGAGATTAGTCAGTCAAGAACTTTAATCATATCGGACTTACATATACCTTACCAGGATAACGACTCAATTCAAAAAGCAATTAATTATGGTAAAGAGAAAAAAGTAAATTGTATTTTAATCAATGGGGATGTTTTAGACTTCGCTGGTATATCAAGACATGAGAAGGACTGGAGACAAAGAAGTGTGCATGAAGAATTTGAAGCTACACGTGTATTTTTAAATTCGTTACGTGAACATTTTCCGAAAGCTAAAATAGTTTTTAAATACGGGAACCATGATGAAAGATTTGAAAAATACTTATTCTTAAAAGCACCTGAGATATTTGATTGTACTGATTTTCAACTTGAAGTTTTATTGAAACTTGGCGAATTAAAGATTGAAGTAGTTAAAGAAAAAAGGCCTATTCGTATCGGAAAACTAACTGTATTACATGGACACGAATTGTTTGGTGGAAGCGGTGGAGTTAATCCAGCTCGAGGTACTTTTTTAAAAACTTTAGAGAATGTAGTTGTTGGCCATTACCACAAAACATCAAGTAATACTGAAGCTTCTATGTATGGGGATGTATTCAGCGTTCATTCCGTTGGTTGTTTGTGTGGTAAAACTCCTTACTATATGCCAATAAATAAATGGAATACAGGATTCGCATATTGCGAACTTGAAATTAAAACAGGTAATTATACTTTTTACAATCTAAAAATTATTAACGGGAAAATATATTAAAACCTAATTTTAACACAGCATTAAAACCTAATTTAAACACTAACTTATGACAGGATTAAGACACGCCCTCAAAGAATACTTTATGGTTCATCAAATAGCTGGTAGCAACCCGATATTGGCATTCGATAACTTAAAACAACAATACGTGGTTTTTTGGTACTTTAAAAAAAATACTATTATTAATTTAGGATATGAAATAATTTTATGACAATAACTAATGAAGATAATATGCATTTAATGGCTCGTTATCCTGATAAGTATTTTGACTTGGCTATTGTAGACCCTCCGTATGGAATTAATTATAGTGGTCGAGATGGACAAAAAACAATTAAATATGATAATACAAAGCAATGGGATAAAGAAACGCCAACACAATCTTATTTTAATGAACTATTTAGAGTTTCTAAAAATCAAATTATTTGGGGTGCAAATTATTTCACAGAATATTTTAATTTAGGTAAAGGTATGATTTGTTGGTTTAAACATCAAAACGGTAATTTTTCTCAATTTGAATTAGCATATACAAGTATTGGGAACGCACAACATTTTGATAGAAGCTATCAGCAAGACCAATATAATAAGATACATCCAACTCAAAAACCAGTTGCACTTTATAAATGGATTTTAGACAAATATGCAAAACCAAACGATAAAATACTAGATACTCACTTAGGAAGCGGAAGTATTGCAATAGCTTGCCACGATTATGGATTTAATTTAACAGCTTGTGAATTAGATAAAGAGTATTTCGATAAAGCAATGCAAAGAATTAACAATCATATTAATCAACAAAATTTATTTTTGTAATGTAAATTATTATTATTATATTTGCAATAGTTATAGCTTAGTGGAGCTTTTTAACAATCAAAAAATATTGCCTTATTTCCTGAGTAGTGCCACTACACGAAAGGGATATAAGGCTTTTTATTTATATGGCAATTAACAAAAAAGGTTTTATTTTATATGCTGACCAAAAAGCATTATTCGACCAATTAACAAATGATAAAGCTGGAGAATTAATTAAGTTTATTTTTTCGTATGTTAATGATGAAAATCCAACAACTGAAGATATAATAATTAATTTAGCTTTCACTCCGATAAAACAACAACTTAAAAGAGACTTGGCTAAGTTCAATGAAATCAAAGAGATAAGGAGTAAAGCTGGTAAAATTGGAATGGAGAAAAGATGGCAAAGTATAACAAATGATAACAAACCATTACAAACCATAACAAACATAACTGTTAATGATAATGTAAATGATAATGTAAAAGTAAATGATAAAGTAAATGTTAATGTAAAAGATATTAATAATTATTTTAAAGAACTTCCAACCTCAACTAATTTTGAATTAATTGCTATTGCTTTAAATATTCCAAAAGATAAATTAACTTTAAAAATTGCAGACTTTAAAAAAACTTCTAAAATTGATTATCTTAACTTTAACGAATTTTGCAACCATTTTAAGAACTGGGCCAATAAAAATAATTCATCTAACCTAAAACTAAAAACAAGCTTCAAATGATACCAGCAAATACAAAATTAGAATGTCAATTTCTCGGAGGATTATTAATTAATTCAAGTGAATTCAAATACATTCAGGAACTATTTCACGAAGAGTTATTTTACGATGAAAAAAATCAATTAATTGCAAAAGCTATTTTAGGCTTAAATAACGCATCCAAAACTATTGACCTTATAAATGTATCAAACGAGTTAGAAAGTACGCTTAAAATCAATCCTATTAGCTTTTATGACCTATCCTTGCTTACTAATGATGCTATACTAAATAGGTTCGATGAGAAAATACTAATTTTAAGCGAGTTTTATATCAAAAGAAAAATGATGTATAAGCTTTCAGAACTCCTAGAAAAAACCCAAGAATCAACATCAGATGTTTTTGAACTTTTAGCCGATAACGAAAAAAATACAAATGAGATATTTAACAAAATTTCTATTAGTAAAACTTTTACAGCTTTGGATTGTGCTATTGAAATGGACCAGCATTTAGATAAAATTGATAAGTTAGTTGATGGGGAGTTAATCGGTTGTGATACTGGATTTAGTGAACTTAATAAACTTACTTCGGGTTGGCAAAATAGCGATTTAATTATATTAGCAGCAAGACCTGGAATGGGCAAAACATCCTTAATGCTTAACTTTGTTAATTCAGTATTGAATCAAAATAAATCGGTATTAGTCTTTAGTTTAGAAATGTCTAAGCTTCAGTTATATGCAAGGATGTGTTCACAAATTACATCGATTCCACTTTACAAATTTTTAAAAGAAAAAATGAATCCTTATGAAAAAGAACTTTATAAAAATGAGACTTTTAAGTTATCGAACTCACAATTATTAATAGAAGATAAAAGCGGTATTAATATAAATTTTATTAAAGTAAAGGCCCGAAAATTAAAGAGAGATAAAGATATTAGCATGATAGTTATTGATTACATTGGACTTATTGACAAAGGTAATAATAACAAAAGTACAAACGATCAAGTTGCTGAAATATCGGGAGCATTAAAAGGATTAGCAAAAGAATTAAACATACCTATTATATTATTAAGTCAGTTAAGTAGGGAGGTTGAAAAGCTAAATGATAAACGACCAATGCTATCACATTTAAGGGATTCAGGAGCTATTGAACAAGATGCGGATATGGTTATGTTTATTTATCGACCTGAGTATTATGGTATAATGGATGATGGAGCTGGGAACTCAACTATTGGCAAGGCAGAATTGATAGTTGCTAAACATCGGAATGGAGCATTAAGCGATATAATTGTTAACTTTAACGGGAATTGTACAAATTTTTATTGATATGAATAAGAAAATTAAAGTTAAATATTTAAAATTAGGCAGAGAGAATATTTGGGGACTGGCTCATTGCGGACTTAATCTTATCGAACTTGACATTAGATTGAAAGGTAAAAAGCACCTGGAGATATTAACTCACGAAAGTTTACATATACTTTTACCCGAACTGGAAGAAGATGACATCGTGAAGCTCAGCGTAATTTTAACTAAAACTTTATGGTCGGAAGGATATCGGAAAATAGATAATAACAATGATATGCAATTACAAGATGGAAGTAAGTAATATAATCCACAAAAAAGAACTTAATGTAGAAACTAACCAACAAAAATAAATATGAATTACGAAAAATTTAAACAAATTATTGATTTGCAAATAGCTCACAATAAAAGAGTAGATGAACTTTATGCTTTAAAAATTGATATAGTAGAGTTCTTTAATGAACTTGGTCGAGCAAATGAATTGCTATGGACTGAAGTATTAACCGAAAATGGGGATTACCATTTATGTTATTATCTATACGAGATGAATGGTATGTATGGAACGCCCGACCTTAACGAGGAATATAAAGATATAAAAGAGCTGTATGATTATTTAATAGAAAACAAAGGATTCAAATGAATGTAACCGATTTTAACAAAGTAATTGAAAAAAGAATTGATTTGATTAAAACTATTATGTTATCGAAAGGCAAAGAATATTCTACCGATTCCGATAAGTTTCATAATTTTAAACAATCAGTAGGTATTAGCTTTCATACATGCCCCGAGAAAATAGCTTGGGAATTTGCTACTAAACACTTTCAATCTATTAAAGATACTTTGGATGCTGTTGATAATGGAGCTGTAAACTTTACTGATAAATATATTGAGGAGAAAATAGGTGATGCAATTAATTACCTTATTCTTATTGAGGGGATGCTTAAAGAACGTTTACTTGACTAAAGCAAAAACTAAACAGGATACTCCGAAAATAATACTGATTCCTTTTAACCGCTTTTGTTTCTTTACCTCCAGGTTTAAACCTTTCATTTGAATAGTTAGTGATTTGTTTTCTTCGTCTTTAAACTTGATTATAGTTACTTGGTTTCCGATAATACTTTGTAGCTTATCTTCATTCTTTTTATATAAATTAACTTGGTTAGTTTTTAAAATTAGTTGTTGCTGGCATAATGAATCCGATAAATAATATGCTTCAGCTTTATGGTATTGTTTTGCTAAGAATTTAGCTTTATCGGAACTAAAACAAATTAAAGTATCTTTGTTATTTATTAGTAAACTTTGCGAATATGCTGTCAAATTCAGCAACAAGGTTATTATGATTAAGCGTATCAATTTCATTTACTTTGGTTTTATATTTTATTATTACTGTTTGTTTTTTATTCTCCAATACGTTTAGCTCCTGAGTGTATTTATCTATAATTAATTTATTATTTTTAATATCGGAATACAAACTATCATTTATTTTATTTAAACTATCAATTTCATTTCTAAAGTTTTTAATTATTCCTAATTCGTTATAAGGAGAATAAAGAAACCAAACAATTAGTAAATGAACACATAATGTTATTATGCACAAAATAATTGATTTATTGAACATGACAAACTTATCAGGTATATTAATTAACACATTGTGAAAAAAAACAAATCCACAAAATTATTGATGTAATAAATATTATTAAAACTTTATTCTCTTTTATTTTTTTCATTTTCTTGTACTAAATTTATCAATAGTGGTTAATCCTAAACAACCAAATGCTAATGCTGTTACACATTCAACTAAGGTATCTGAAGGTTTAATGTGTTCAGGTGTAAACTGATTAGCAAAAAGAGTGCTGCATAGCATAATAGTACATATAATACCACATACTCGTTTACTCGAAATCGTTCCTGTTTCATCTGCTAATATTTGTTTTATAAAATTTTTCATTCTTTTTTTCCTCTGCTTTTAGTAATCTTACTTTGTAATTTTTCGATTAACATTTCAATTCGTTGCTCCAATAATTCTATTCTCTTTTTTAATTCGTTAATCTGTTCTTCGTAAATTGTAATTACTTTGTTATTACCTGAAGCTTTTAGTTCGTTTCTACTTTTAAAATAATCCCAAACATCTTTTCCTTTGAGTACACCTATTAAGGCGACAACTATGCCAATAATAGAAACCTGGTCCATTTTAAAATTCTTTTAAAAGTGTATAAGTATAGTTTAATTTTTTTGATTCTTTTGCTAAAGTTAAAATCTTTTTAAAATCTGCAGGATTATTTAGCACTTGACATCCAGCACTCCATTTATCTATTATTGTAGATATTGATTTTTCATTCGCCCTGTGTATATTGATACCAAATAACCCCGTATCTAAAGTTTGATTTTCTTCTGCTTTATCATTTAAGTTTTTATCACGATAAACAGTTACTGGCTTGACTTGACAAAACGCTTCATACTTGCCTTGATGCATTCCTATTTTCCACGTATCAACGTATTGTGCTGGCTTTAATAATGCTGCTCCTTTTGGATTTAATAAGTTTTTTAACCAATGAACACCAGGATTAGTTGTACAAGTAAACCATTCTATTTTTTCATTATTAATTACTCCGAATAAGTCATCAAACTGATTAGGTAAATCCGCTTTTGAACGTATGCCAACAAAATTAATATCACTAAACCATTTGTAATTGTTTAATAAATATTGTGCTTTTATTTCTTCAATGCTATATTTTTTCATTTCTTATGTTCTAATTGTTCAACTCTGCGTTCTAAACTATCATGCTTAACATCCTGGACCATTACCATAGTTTTAATGTCATTAAGGTCTTTACTCATCTTCATCAAAGCATTAACCCCTAATGCTCCGATGAAAGATAAGATGGCTATCAACCCCGATACAAGCCATAAAAGAATATCAAATTGTGTCATTATATATTTATTAAATTCCATTGATTATTATTCCAAAAATATTGCTTATCATCGCTAGGATAAGGTATTGGTGCTTCCCATTTATAGTTTACTAAAATCCAATCTTCGTATGGCTTAGGTGTTATAAAAACATCATTTACACTATCATAAGTAAATCCTATTCCAGCATAAGTATTTCTAAAATTAGAATTATAAGAAGTTTGTTTTATCGTATCGTAATCATAAATACTTTTAATATTTAAAGAATCTATAAAATCAATTCCTAATTGTTCAACTTCAATTCCATTATTAGTAATAACTTCGTTATCAATAACTATTACAGCTATCACAATATTTTCTTTTATAAGTGCAAAATTTGCCATTATTGAAATTTATATTTTATTATTACTATTCCCGAACCACCATTACCACCTTTTGCAAACCCACCAAGATAACCACTTCCACCTCCACCGCCACCTGTATTAACAGTTCCTGGAAGTCCAGCAGAAGCATTATTAGTTCCATTTCCACCGCCTCCAGTACCGCCAACTCCAGCTGTTCCCCCGAAACTTCCACCTCCACCGCCACCAGCATAATATGTAGTTGTTCCTGTTATTGAATTTTGTAAACCAATACCTCCAACTCCACCAATAGAAGGAGCAACACCATTAGCTCCAACTGCACCAGCTCCACCACCGCCACCAGCAGCTGAACTAGCACCAGTTCCACCACCATTTTTTCCTTGACCTACAATTCCAAGACCTCCAACTGCAATTTGACCTGGATAAGAATTTCCACCGCCACTTCCACCATTTGCTCCAACTACTATTGCCGCATTATAAAAACCATCATTATCACTTCCACCGCCACCGCCACCCGTTGATACTATTGCATTAAATGATGAATTAACACCACTTGCTCCACGAGAAGTTCTTACTGTAGAACCACCACCGCCACTGCCTATTACTACTGGATAAGATTGAACTGATATTGATAATCCTGTTGCTGTTAATAACCCACCAGCTCCACCACCAGCAGAAATTAAAATCCCACCTCCACCTCCACCAGCTACTACCAAATATTCAACTACATTATAAGGTGCGTTTCCTAATTGACTAACTACAAAATTATCAGTTGATAAAAAAGTGTGAACCTTATAATCTCCTACTGTTGTTATAGTTCCACCTGTTGCAACTGTAAAAACTGCTGGAGGTACTTTATTCATTAAAGGTATTAAGTTGTAATACATTATGCTTGTGTGTTAATTCCTAAAACATCAAATTTAGTATCTGTATCATTCCAAACCAAACCAATATAAATAGTTTTACTTATTGTTGTTGTAGTTGGTAATGTTACTCCGATGGCCCGATAGTTAGTTCCAAAGGCTATTGTTTGTGCTGTGCCATTATCTTTAATTCTTATTATCATTGCTTGTCCTTCCGACATTGTGCCTGTTGGATTTGCTATTGTTAAGCCTGTAGCTTGAGCTGTTATCTTAACTAAATCATTTGTTGATGTTGGTGTTACCGTTGCTGAACTTGTTACACTTTGAACTCTCGGAGCATATTCTGCTTTAGCGTTAAATGTACTCCAATCTGCTGAAGTTAATGCACCCCTATTTGAAGCACTTGCATCAGGTAAATTAAAAGTATGAGTTGCAGTTGCCGAAGATATATTAAAATCAGTTCCTGTAGTACCTGTTGCTAATGATTGTATTTGTGCGGTTAATCCATTTAAGGCTGTTAAGCCACTTGTAAAAGTTGTTATGATTTGACATAAATGGCTATTCTCAGTATGCATTGTAATTGTGCGACCACTATTATTAACGTAAAATCTAATGGCTAACCTATCAGTTAAAGTTAATACAGTTTGTGGAACTGCTAAAGCTGTTATATATAAATCAATAGCTGTACCTCCTGTAATGCTTTCAGGTGTTGCTGAATTACTTGCAATTAAAGTTAAACTAGTACCATCGTATTTATATAATTCTACATAAAAACTAGGTGTACCTCCAGCTGAAGATGCACTAAAATATGTTTCAAAATTCCAATTACCTCCTGGTATTAATAATTGATTAGGATCATTTGCATCGGTAATAAAACTTTCAATATAACCATTAGATGAAATTGTAAAATCAGTACCAGCTCCGATAATAGGTGTTTTATTTAATTCTTTAAAAGCTACTCCACCTAAAGTTCCTTGAGCTACCGAACCATTAAGATAGTAAGATATTGAAGAACCGCCACCACTTGACATTGGAAAGTTAGCAAGTGAACCATCACCTCTAACATATTGACTAACCACACCAGCTCCTGTTATTGCTATTGTGCCACTTGTTGTTATCGGACTACTAGCAACACTAAATGCACTTGGCATTGATACGCCTACACTTGTAACCGTTCCCGTTGTTATGTTTCCACTACCTAATAAAGTAGTTGAATTAATAGTTTTTAAATTAGTACCCGAAACTAAAGTATCTTGTTTTAAATTTAATGCTGTTTGAGTTGCTGTAGATACGGGTTTGTTTACATCGGAAGTATTATCAACATTGTTTAATCCAACCATTGACTTAGTTATTCCCGAAGTCGTTCCTGTAAAAGTTTTATCTCCAGCTATAGTTTGTGGACTTGTTGAAATCACACCCCTTGCGGTTGCACTTGCATCGGGAACATTTAAAGTTATTACAGGAGTTGTAGTGCCGTTTGCTACCGATGAACTTAAATCAGTTCCACTAGTTCCTAAAGTTAAAGCAGCTACACTTGTAACAGTTCCACCGCCACCCGTTGAAGCAATAGTGATTATTCCATCTGCTGTAGTTCCTGTAGTTGTTAAAGTTATATTACTTCCCTCAACTAATTTTATACTTCCACCTGTAGCCGATAAAGTTGCTGTATGCGAACTTGAATCTGAAGTATTTGCTAATGTTTGATTTCCGCTATTTGTACCGCTTGTATTTGTTATAACTGTTTGTTGAGCATCGGTAACATAATTTTTATCTGTACTTGCTGCTATATCCGCTGTTGTTGCATCCGCCCCTACAGTTACTAGACCTTTTGAATCATAAGTAATTTTAGTTTTAGTTGCTCCCGTTATAGCTGTATTGCCAGTTACTTTAGTTCCTAATGCTGTATTCAAATCGGTTTGACTTGCTAACGTTCCTGTTATAGCACCCCATGAAACAGCACCCGCTGCACTTGGACCAATTAACGTACCACCTAAAGTAGTACCGTCTCCGATATAAAACATTTTAGTATCAGTTGTATAAGCGACCTCGCCACTTTCTAATACAACCGTTATTCTATCGGCATTCGTGCCACGTCTAATTCTTATTGCCATTTTATATATTATTAAATAAAGTTACCGCCATCTATTAAAGTATATGAAGTTGCTGCTGCAAAAGTACCGCCATCAATTAATACATTAAAATTAGTACCGCCACCACCACCACTATATATAGGAATATTTAAAACATTACTTACTAAAGTAGATGCTCCACTTGTCCCCGTTGTTGTTAATGTTATTCCGCTTCCAGCTGGCAAAAAAGATAAAGCACTTAATTGAGTAGTACCATCACCTAACTTAAATTGACCAGTTGTACTTAAATACGCTGGCTCACCAGCTTTTAAAACCATTGTTGCATTGGCTGAAAACCATGCTGAATTTTTTGGATCGTATCTTAATTCTACTACTGCCATTATGTTAAAGTTTGTATTATTGTTACAGGAGCTGGGTCAGTTAATGTTTGTATTAGTTGTTGTAATACTTCAATCGTATAGTAAGAACCGCAAGGCACCACCGCAATAACATTTCCATCTTGATCTATTATTCTTACATCATCAGGATTAATGACTGAAGGCGAACCTGTTATTGGTAAAGAGCAAGCATCCCATTCAAAGATGGATTTAAACTCAATATCAAAATACCAACCAGCAACCTCATCGTTAAAAGCATCTACAAAATCAGTTAAAGTTGCATTTTCGTTTACATCAATAAGTTCTGAGAAATCAAATTGTTTAAAATAAATTAAAGTATCTAAAGCTATTTGCTTACAATCCGATAAGACTTCAAGTTGGTTTCTTAATCCCTTCTTGCTTTTATCACAAATGTAAAATCTTATAACAGTAATATCACTAGTCCCTTCAACTCTGTTAGGTTGCAAAGTACCAAATAACATAGGATATTTAATTGACTGGCCGCCATTTAATTGATCCCAAGGGTCACCAAAATACCAACTCTTAATTTGCTTGTGAGCAGTTGAGTACGTTGCTATTGTTGATATTAATTTGTTTAAGGTAAACATCTATTAATTTCTTATTTTTTTTAATGTACTTTTTAATTTCAATCTTTGTTTTTTTTCTTATTGCCATATAGGGTTATCTCGGTTATCTTGAATATTACTATAATCTTTTTTACCTAAAATTCTCGTCCCTAAATAAATATCAACATCGTAAGCATTACGTTCAGGGAATATATCCGCTCCTGTATTAGTATTGTAAGTTGGGTAAGTAGAGTTATTATAGTTTAAATATTTTATCATTCGGTCTCCGTACATCTCACCATTTGTTTTCCAAATATTCATTAAATATTCCATGTCATTAGTAGGTATTGGTTGCCCGTTATCACTACTATTTGTCATTATGCCTTTGTTAGCATATCGGAATTTAAACGTTGGTGAGCTTTCATACATAATATAATGAACCATCATTTTTAAAATGTAGTTATCTATTATTGTTTTGTAAGCTACTGGAATAGTTGTTGCTGAATTTATATAAGCTAAGATGTGAGTTTCAATAGTATTGTATAAACTCGTTCCCAATAAGGGAAGTATATATTTATCCTGTACCAATTCAATAACTGGTGTTATCTTATCGTATTCAGTGTTATCGTCAATAACCGAATGTCTAATTAAATAATCTTGTCCAATCCAAAGTGTAGCCATCTTATTTCTTTTTACGTTTTATTCTTGTTTCACCTACCCAAATGTGGCGGCACCAAGGCGTTGTTTCAGTTCCATCATTATAAAATCCACCTCTGAAATCCCAGGCACTTTCTCCAAACTCGTTGGTAAAAGCATCTATTTGTTCGTAGGTTAATCTTCGTGCTACATTTTTTCCATCAACAGTTTCTCGACCACTTGTTTCAATCATCATTTGTAAACAGAATTCTCTTGTTGTTGGTAATCTTTTTGGACCACTTACATCAGGTCTTTTATCGTATTTATAAACAGTGTAAATTTCGGTATCGTAATCTTCAGTATCTTTATCTAGTCCTTTTTCGGTTGGTGTAAATATTCCATCTAAGAAGCTACCTAGTTTTTTTTTCTCTAACCAAGTTATTTCAGTATTTATTTTTTCAATATCTACATTTAATGCCTTAGCAAGTTCTTCAGGTTTCGCAAATGGATTACCTTTAAATTGATTAAGTATTGCATTTCGTAAATCAGTAACTGATAATTGTAATCTATTGGTTGTGTATAATTTTTGTTTCGATAATTCGAATCTTAGAACTTGTTTTGAATCTTTAAAGTTTACATATTCAAGGTCTATAATTTCGTCATCATCATCTACATCTACAGCATTTGCTTTTACCCATTCAATAAATCTTTTTTCTTTATCAGCAGATTGTTGAACTTTTACAACCTCATTATTCATTTCTTCTTGAGCTATTCCTAAGAACGTTAAAGCATCAGCATCACTTAATCCAAATCCTGTCTTAATCATTATCAAAGCCTGGTCCGCTGTATAATCACCCTTCTTTAACTTGTTGGCTATATTAAAAAGATTTTGTCTTTGTCTGCCTGTTAAGTTTTTAAGGTGTTCGTTAACTTGTATTTCTTCTTGTATTACAGTTGCAGTTGGTAAACCAATTTCTGCAGCT